GGCGGCGCAGATGAAGCTGGCTGGCAATGACAATGGCCCGGAATGGGATGCCTTGCAGCGCGAGATTGCAGAGACTGAGCAGAAGTTGAAGGGTCTCAATGCCGAGATGGACAAGTTCGGCTCCGTCGGAGCGCAGAAGATCGCGGCTGCTGGTGAACAGGTACAGCAAGTCGGCGAGAAGATCGAGGGCGCAGGCAAGGCCATCATGCCGGCGTCTGCCGCTGTGATCGGCTTCGGCACCGTCGCGGCGTCCAAGTATGCCGAGGTTGACAAGGTCATGACGCTTACCAACCAGACCATGGGAAACACGGCTGAACAGGCTGAACTACTGGAAAGCGCGATGGCCAAGGCTGCATCCAATTCGACTTACGGCATGAGCGATGCGGCGAATGCATGTCTGAACTTTGCCCGTGCTGGTCTGACAGCAGAGGAATCGGCGGCGGCGCTGGCTCCTGCCATGAATCTGGCAGCTGGTGAGGGCGGCAACCTTGACACGGTATCTGCCGGTCTGGTTGCTACAATCAACGGCTTCCACGATTCCTTCGACAACGCCAGTAAATACGCAGATGTATTTGCCGCTGCCTGTAATAACTCAGCATTGGACGTGGACAGCCTTTCGCGTGCTATGTCCGTGGCAGCTCCTATCTTCGCATCTGCCGGATACTCCATCAACGATGCCGCGCTGTACATGGGCGTCATGGCAAACAATGGTATTGAAGCAGACAAAGCGGCAAACTCTCTGAAGACCGGCCTTGCCCGCCTGGTATCTCCTGCCAAGCAAGGTGCGGAAATGATGGAGAAGCTGGGGATCTCCGTTACCAACGCTGACGGAAGCATGAAGGATTCCATCACTATCCAGAAGGAACTGCATGACGCCTTCAGCAAGCTGTCTGAATCAGAGCAGATCGCGGCGGCTTCTGCCATCTTCGGCAAGAACCAGATGGCTCCCTGGCTGGCGCTGATAAACACAGCGCCATCCGAAGTGGATGAGTTGTCGAATAGCCTATCCAACTGCGCGGGAACCACGGACGAGATGGCGGAGGCCATGATGAGCGGTTTCGGCGGCTCCATCGAGCAGCTGAAATCCTCTCTGGACGTGTTGATGACCATGCTCGGGAAAACCCTCTCCGAGTTCTTGGTTCCGATCATCCAGAGCATCTCCAGCTTTCTGAATTGGCTGAATAGCCTGGACGCCGGGACACGCAAGATCATCGTGACCATCGGTATGGTTATCGCCGCCGCCGGTCCCGTGCTGATCTTCATTGGCAAGGTGACACAGGGCGTCGGTGCGCTGATGAAACTCGCGCCGACGATTGTCACGGCCTTCGGCAAGATAAAGACCGTCGTGGGCGTTGTCGGCGGCGCGTTGAAGGGGCTGTGGGCTGCTATGCTTGCCAACCCGATCACCATCGTCATTGCCGCCATCGCTGCTCTTGTGGCAGGCTTTATCTACCTGTGGAACAACTCGGAGGAATTTAGGCAGTTCTGGATCAATCTGTGGGAGAACATAAAGAACGCTGTCCAGGTGGCATGGGAAGCCATTACGACGTGGATCACAACCGCCTGGGAGAACATCAGAACCACCGCAGAGACCGTCTGGACGGCCATCTCCACGTTCTTCTCCACGACGTGGGAAAATATAAGGCTGAACATCGAAACGGCGTGGACGGCGATCACGACGTTCTTCAGTACGGCATGGGAGAACATCCGAATCCTTGCGGAAACCGTCTGGAATGCCATCGTGGAGTTCTTCACGACCACCTGGACGAATATCACCACCGGCGTGACCACCGCATGGACGAACATCACCACGGTTATCTCTACCGCCCTGGAAGCCATCAAGGCAGCTGTCACTACGATCTGGAACGCCATCAAGACCGCGATATCTTCCGTGCTCAGCGCCATCGGCAGCGCGGTATCCTCTTCATGGAACACCATCAAGTCGAACATCACAAACGCAATGAACAACATCAAGTCCGGCATCACAAGCGCATGGAACAATATCAAATCTGCGGTGTCCAGCGCACTCAGCAGCATCGGCAGCACGATTTCCAGCGGTTTCAATAACGCAAAGAATACCATAACCAGCATACTGAACTCCATAAAAAGCACCATCCAGAATATTTGGAACGGTGCTGTGAACATAGTGAGCGGTGCTGTAAACAGGCTGAAGTCTTTGATGAATTTCAGCTGGTCTTTGCCTCATTTGAAGCTGCCGCACATCACGATCTCTGGCTCGTTCTCTCTGAATCCTCCGTCCGTGCCGCACTTCTCCATCGAATGGTACAAGAAGGCCATGGAGAACGGCATGATCTTGAACAGCCCGACGATCCTGCCTGGAGCCAACGGTACTCTGCGAGGGTTTGGCGATGCTGGTCCGGAAGCCGTTGTTGGCGTGGATTCGCTCCGCAGCATGATCGGCGATGCCGTGGCCGCTGCAGGTGGCATGGGCGGCGACATAACCATCCCGGTATATATCGGGCAGCAGCGCCTTGACACCATCGTTCTCAAAGCAATCCAGAGGAACAATCTAAGATCAGGGGGCAGATAAACCATGGTGAATGTAATCAAGATCAATGGCGAATGGCTCCCGGAGCCTGATGGTGATTTGCAGTTCAAGGCCGAAAAGATCAAGACCGAGAACGAAACCGAAGCTGGAACCACCCTTGTCATTGTGAAAAGGGTTGAGAAGCTGACGATCACTGGTTCCTGGAAACTCTCTGGCACGTGGATGGATAGATTCAGAACCTACCGGCAAGCCGATACGGTGACTGTGGAGTGCTACTATCCGATGGTCAATGAGCTGACCGCCCATGTCTGCCAGTTTGAGATTACGAAGGAAACACACGACACAAAAGCCCGTCGCCAGCTGCTGGTGAACGGGCTATATGATGTCGATGTGCAGATCACGGAGCTGTAATGTACGCGGTATCTGAAGCTTTTCTGGAAGCCATGAAGAAGCCGGTGCAGCACTCCCAGCTTCGCGGCAATGTCAAGGCCAGTGCGTGGAATTACTATTTTACCGAGGACAACATTCTAAAGGGTTCCTTCAAGCTTACCAACCAGTGCAGCGGTAATGACAACGTAGAAATAGGCTCTGTATACATTGGAGAGTTGACCGTCACGTTTGTCAACCTTAGCATGCAGCGTTATTCACTGAAGGACGCAATCATTACGCCGACATACTATCTGAAAACCGATAACGGTTTTGAGCCTGTGCCGTTGGGCGTGTTCCGCATTGATGATGCCAGCTGGACAACATGGGGCGTAGAAGTTACGGCCTATGACAATATGATTCTGTTTGACAAGAAGCTGTCAATGAGTTCATCCACTGGGCATCTATATGACTTCATCACACTCGCCTGCCGCAGCTGTGGTGTGCAACTTGGCATGACAGAAGCAGAAGTCAATGCTTTGCCGAATGGCATGGCCACGCTGGCCGTTTACCCGGAGAACGACATCGAGACATACCGTGATCTGGTGTCCTGGTGTGCACAGACCGCCGGCGCGTATGCCACGATAGATAGAAACGGCAGGCTTGTGTTGCGCAAATACGGTATTGATCCCGTGGATACAATCGATGATTACAATCGTCTTACCGGGGCAAAATTCTCTGACTATGAGACGCGCTACACAGGCATGAGCTGCGTGAACATCGCCGAAAAGACCACGACCTATTATTCCGTAGGATATGACGATGGTCTGACCTACAACCTCGGCTCCAATCCACTGTTGCAGTTCGGCACAGAGGAAGTCATTCTGGCGAACAGAACGGCGGTGCTGAATGCTCTGGCCGTGATCAAGTATGTGCCGTGCGAGGTTACCATGATCGGCACCCCGGCCTATGACGTCGGTGACATACTGGTCTTTTCCGATGGCATAGCGGACGGCGAGAAAATTTCCTGTATCACGAAATTCGATTGGACATACGGCGGCGGCTACTCAATCACATGTGTAGGACAAAATCCGGCGCTGGCGTCTGCGAGGTCGAAAACCGACAAGGATATTACTGGTCTTTTGAATTCCTCTGATGAGAACTCCATGAAGTATTATAACTACCTAAACGCCGCTGAGCTGAATATTGGCGACGGCGAAAAAAAGGAAGTTATAATATTCGACTACATCACCACGAAGAACACACACATCGATTTCCATGCGGAGATCAAGTTCACGATGGACACCACAGAGATCGAAGATGAGAACGAGTACACCGAAAACGACGGTATCGTGAAGGTGAGCTATTATATCGACGGTGAAGAAGTCGCTGACTATCACCCGATAGATACCTACACCGACGGAGTCTATCTTCTGCATCTGTTGAAGACCTGGTACAGCTCCGGCAATCTCCTGTCAAGGTTTACCGTGAGGATTGAGTTGCTTGGCGGGTCCATGTTCATTGAGCAGGGCGATTGTCGTGCTTACATCGCTGGTCAGGGTCTTGTTGGCGAGGAAGGCTGGGACGGCACCGTTCACGTCGATCAGAAAGTTGTGCGGCGCGACTTCGGCACCATCATCAAGGACTTCGAGGAAACCATCGAGAACAGCAATACCACACCGGAGGAAGGCGGCATGAACCAGCAGATCACGAAGACCAACTTCATGAAGACGATATTCAAGCAGTTCTCTGATGCCGTATCCGGCTCCATGTTGCATCGCTTCAGCGTGCCGTATAACGCAACTCAGATGGACACTTCCGGGATCAGCAATGATGGTTCTGTGTGGTTTAACACCGATGTCAGCACCGACGGCACTGTCACCACACCAGATTGCGATGTATCCAGTATTATCCGCATCAACAGTCACCATCAAGATAATTCCGGCGATGTGACATACCTCGTGAGCTTCGACAGCGGGGTGACATGGTACAGCTACTCCGGCGGCTTTGTTGTGTACACGTCCGGCTATGGCATGACCGAGGGCGTTATGGTGGCGATCACTCAGGCTGAATGGGCAACGATGATCACCAACGGCTCCATCATGGTCCGGGCGATCCTGCGCGGGAATGCAACACTGACCGACATCCAGATTTTCACGGAGGTGTATCAATAATGCTGAAAGGCAAGACGAAAATCATCTTGACCAACGTCGAGACTGGTGAGCAGGAAATCCATGAGGACGAAAACCTTGTGACAAACGCGCTGGACAAGATCATCAATCTTGAAATGGCGATGAACCACGCGCCAAACACTCGTATTCTCCCCCTGGCGACCAACGCGCTGGGGGGAATTATGCTGTTTGACGGTGAACTGACCGAGGATCCTGATAACGTCCACTTCCCCGTAGAGGCTCACTTGGTCGGATACGGCAATCAGTCAGTCAACACCACCGATATCTTTCGTGGGTCCTATAACTCCGTCGAGAGTGGAAAGACATCTGAAGGATATGTGAGCGTGTGGGATTTCGGAACCTCCCAGGCGAACGGAACTATTAAAGCTGTGGCAAGGACGCATAATCACGGCGGCGCGGATCCTCTGTACAACTTCAACGGCCCGGAGGCTATTGATACCGGCTCCGGCAATCCGACCACCGACACGAACTGGTATCCCATCCGCTATGACGGCGAGTATCTGTATATGCTGAAAGGCAATTCCAGCACCCATCAGATGCGGATGGCACGTGTCAAAATTCCGAGGATGCGGATGGGCGTGGCTGATTATTCCGACGTCGCAAGAAATTACGAGCTTGTCGCAAGCTGGGATACTCTGCTGACCACATATACATATTACAACAACGAGCAACACACTCGTGAATATGAGCAGTATTGCTATGCTGACGATCCCGTCATGTATGAGGACGGGCACGATGGGTATATCTACTGCATCGGTCTTGGTGCCACAAACTCATATAATATCTATGAGTATGGACTGACATATTTCACGATCAAGTACGGGGACGAATCTTACGAAAAATCCGAAACCGTTCGTGAAAGAACAGGTTTGTCATACTATGCATATAACACTGGCGGTTTTGCATGGGCGCGTCGTGCATATGGACATGTCAACAACGGCAAATTCTATCAGCTGTCCGGTAATCGAAAGCTGTTCTATATTGTGCCTCTGGATAATATAGGCGCATACACCACGATCAGGATTGTATCAGATAATAGCTCTGATTTCATTGAAAGGATGGAGTATATTTCTCCGCACAACGGCGGCATTTATTTCCAGCTTTATCAGTATACGACATCGAGCTATCAGTATCTGCATGGCATCCTCTATCCTGATGGTGTGTTTATCTTGCCGAACGTTTCCTACGCTGGCACAAGCAGTGTTCATGGCAATAGCTATATTTACGATGACCGGCTGAGGACATGTGATGACGATCTCATATTCTGGTGTACCGGCGGTAACACCTATGTCAGATTTGGATGGGAAGCAAACTACCTCGGCACCATCAACAACCTCGGCACCACCATCACCAAGACCGCGGCGCAGACCATGAAGATCATTTACACGCTGACCGACATCGACGAAGAGGAAAGCGAAGGTGAATGAGGATGGCCGGGTATAACTACAAGATCAATTACAACGGCAGCTCCAAGGTCATCAAGCGCATCGTGGATAAGCTGAACAACTGGATGTCTGCCATGCTGGGGACCACCCACGACACGGCCTATTATGGCGATCTCGGCCAGACGGCCTATGAGCATTCGCAGACCACCGGCAACCCGCACGGTCTGACGCTGGATGACCTCGGCATCGAGGACATCCCCAGGCAGATCGCGTCCATGGGCGAGGCCATCGGCTCCATTGACTACTGGCAGGACCACGACGAGACGCAGTTCGTAGACCACGATGGCGACGAGCTGGTCTTCCATACTGAAGCGCAGCTCCTCGGCTGGCATTAAGGAGGGATAAGATTGGCTGTCAAAACCATCGCCGAGCTGCCTCTGATAACCACTATCGCTGACAACGACCTTCTGGTTATCGACGATGGCAGCAGGAACTACTCCATCAAGTGGGGTGTTCTGAAAAACCTGATCACGGGCATTTCGTCTTTCACCGCCGACAACACGGCTGGTACGATCAGCATCACGCTCTCCACGGGCGCGGTGCTGACCATCACCCCTCACGATCCGACGAAGCAGAATACGCTCGAATGGGACAGCACGCCCACCGCTGGAAGCGTAAAGCCGGTCACGTCCGGCGGCATCAAGTCCGCGCTGGATCTGAAGCTGAACAGCAGCGACTATGTCAACTTCACCGGCGCGACCAGCGATAACGCCGGCACCGCTGGCAAGGTTCCTGCTCCTGCCGCCGGCGGCGCTCGTTACCTCGGCTCCGAGGGTGCATGGCTGACGCCTGACAGCGCCCCCACCAACGGCAGCACGCTCCTGATCACGTCGGATGCCGTGTATGACGCTCTCCTGCTGATCGCCACCGACATCGCGCCGGTGTATAACCCGGATGCCACATACGCCCTGGGCGCATACTGCACCCACGACAACACGCTGTACAAATGCACCACAGCCATCACCACCGCCGAAGCGTGGACGGCTGGGCATTGGACGGCGGTATCCGTTGGCGCGGTGCTGGCCAGCTTGGAGAGCGCTGTGGCCACCAACGCCAGCGACATCGACGCTATCGAGGGAACCTTGGAGGATATCGACGAAGAGCTGGATAAGGTTGTCCACGTGAACAGCGCCCAGACCTTCACGGAGCAGGAGAAGTACCAGGCGCGGCAGAACATCGGAGCCATCAGCGCCAACGAGGTAGAGCACAAACGATTCGGCGTCAGCGGTGTCGGCCAGTCCTCGCCCACGCTGACGAGGCTGTATGACGCCGTGGGGATGACGGCCACCCCCAGCACGGATGTCACGGAAGGCAGCTCCGACTTCGACAACTTCGCCCCATTCAACCGCCGCAAGTGCGTCGGCAACTGGACGGCTGGCACCAACAAGGCCGTGTTCAATGTCCAGGCATATGAGGGCGATGCGGACTACGCCGAGGACGGTAGCATGGGCGACTATGTTGCCGTTGAGGTGGAGCCGTTCTACTACTACGACCAGGACGGGATCCTTGCCGTTTCCACCTATCAATGGCCGGGGTACAAGATTCACCCGGTGTGCGTGGATTATGATGGTAACATCCGCGCCAAGACCTATCTGCCGGTGTATGCGCTGGCACAGGACGGCAACGGCAAGGCCGTGTCGCTCCCCGGCTTCCAGAACCAGCGCGGTGGGTACAACGATCTGCGGAACTACGCAGCGACCTACAATGCCACGGGCATGTCGCAGTTGGCAATGATCGAGCCGTCGGCTGCATGGCACTATGAGTGGCTGCTGATGACCATCGAGTTTGCGACCACGAATATGCAGAACATCATGTACGGCGCAGCCAGTATGAGGTATAGCAACGCTGATACCATTATTGCTGTACCCGATGCGAATAAGGTGGTTATGGACGCTGCCGGTTCTAATTTTGTCATCGGCCAGACTATCCTGCTGTATGCGTCCTATGACCAGTCTGTCAACGTCAATCTGTACAATCGCATCACCAACATTCAGAAATGCGATGCCAGCGGCAACGTGGACAGCTCCGGCAGATACTACCTTATCACCTATGACGGCACGGACAGAAGCCCGTCGGTTGGATGGTACATCTGCTCCCGTCCGTGGTGCACAGGCGCGACGGCTGGCTATGCTCCCGGCGTGAATGCCGTGAAGGGACACACCGGCAGTCCCGTGAACAACACCAGCGGCAAGTACGCCATGCGCTACCGCTGGCGCGAGAACGTATACGGCAATCAGAACATGACCACTCTTGACCTCGCCGATCTGCGCGTCGCCGACGGCGACAGCTTCCATCTGGATTGGTACTTCCTCGCGGATCCCCGCAAGTATGTGCCGTATGGGAACTACGGCAAGGCCGACATACAGAACACCGCCAAGGGCTGGGTGAAGCTGGGCGTTTCCACCCCCGTCGCCAGCTACGTCAATGGCTACGTGAAGGAGCTGGGCTTTGATTCAGCCTATCCCTGGGTGAAGGTGCCCATCCTCACAACCGGCGGCAGCGCGTCCACGTTCTTCTCGGACTATGCGAACCTCGTCTCTTCCACCGAGGTTCGTGCGGTGCGTCGTGGCGGCTCCGTGCACTATGGCGCGAGCGCCGGTCCGTGCTCCTTCAACGCTACCAATGCCGTCTCGAACGCGTCCTGGCCCTTCGGCGCGACCCTTTATATGCTCCAGTAGGGGGTGAATCGGCGAAGCCGAGAGGGGGCCGCAGCCCCCTAAATCCCCCAAATCCCAATGGCGCGTAAGCGCCGAAATTTTTGAGCCAAAAATAGTCTCTGGCAAAATTAGCCAGAATCTGGTAAAAGCCTGTTTTTGGTTTTTCAATCTGGTATACTATGGAGTACCGGGATTGCGATGTGCTACTTCTGGCCGTTCTGTCCTGCGAACCTCGTCAATTCCAACGAGGTTCGTGCGGTGCGTCGTGGCGGCAACGTGAACAATGGCGCGAACGCCGGTCCGTGCTACTTCAACGCTAACAATGCCGTCTCGAACGCGAACTGGAACTACGGCGCGACCCTTAACCTATTCCAGCACCGGCATGGCCGCTGATGCGACAACCCAGCCGGATGGTATCCCCATGCAAAGAACCGAGGAAACTTTGCACTCCCTTTCCGGGGTTGGAAACAACCGAAATTCTCCCGCTGGAGCGGCTTGGTAGATTCGTCGAAGTGCCGTAAGGGAAAAAGGATGAAAAGAGTTGGCAATCTGTGGAATGATTTCGTATCATTGAAGAATGCGGAGCTTGCCGTTGACAATGGTACGCAGAACAAGCGCAGCGACTTCGTCGTGCGCAGAAAACTGGGATACGACTGCCCTGTGCCGGAACAGCAGAGTACGCTGGATCCGGCGAAGGTGCGCAAGTACGCCCAGAAGCTGGTCGATTCGCTGAAGAACGACTGGAAGCCGTCGGAGATGCGGCACCTGGTCGTGAAGCCCATCTATGGGAAAAAGCGGAATATCGACTGTCCGTGTCTTGCCGACCACATAATACACTGGATGCTCATGCAGACCATCCATGACGTTGTCATGCGTGGAATGTATGAGCATTCCTATGGCTCCATCCCTGGGCGTGGCATAGATGCCGCCAGGAAGACCGTGGAGAAGTGGGTGCGCCTGGATCCAAAGGCAAAGTACTTCGTGAAGTTGGACATCCGCAAATTCTATGAGAACATCGACCATGATTTTCTCAAGGCTGATTTCAGACGAATCATCAAAGATCCCCTCATGCTGGATGTGATTGACAAGATCATAGACTGCATCCCGGCCGGCGTCCCCATCGGGACATACACGTCTCAATGGTTTGCCAACTTCTTTCTGCAGCCGCTTGACCATCACATCAAGCAGGATATGTGTAAGCTGCGCCGTGGGAAGCGTACAAACTGGGTCGCACACGATCTCCGCTACATGGATGACATCCTGCTGATCGGAACGAGCAAGCGCGATCTGGAAAAGGCTGTGCGGGAAATAATCCGCTACTGCCGGGATGAGCGCAGACTGGAGGTGAAGCAATGCTGGGAGATTCGGCGCATTGCCGTGAACTCTGATGATAAAGGCCCCGGCATCGCGCCCATTGATATTGTCGGCTATCGTTTTTACTGCGACCACACCGAGGTGCGCGGAGCAATCTTCCTGCACACGTCCCGACTGGCGGCTCGGATAGAGAAGCGCCTCCGGGAGCGCGGCATGGTGATGCTCCACGATGCCGAAGCGGTGGTCAGCCTCGTTGGCTGGTTTGAACATGCCGACAGCAAGCATTTTGTGGACGAGTACATCAAGCCAAAGATCGACATCAGTTTCATGGAAGAGGTGATTTCGTATGCGAGTAAGAACGGAATTGTCGGAGAGACCGCCTATCTACTCTGTCACAAACGACGCGGGGACGGCCCGTATCAGATTTTACGAGGATATAGCCGAGGAGCAGCGCGAAGGCGATTCTGTCTTCACGGCTACCATGTGGGAGATGTCCTGCCCCTGGCAGGCGAACTTGAACCAGAGGATCCGGCGCGACCCGGAGCTGTGGAGGGCGAAGGTTAAAGCAGTCACCGCCGCCGAGGAATCCGCCGCACGTCTGGAAGATCTGAAGGTCACGGCCACCGATGACGCCATCTGTGATCTGGCTGACATCGTTGCCGATCTGACCGACGCCGTCACGGAGCTGGCGGCACTCATTGCGTAAAGGAGGAAAGCCCCATGGTGAATCTGTATGTGAAGCTCATCCGGCTGGGCCGGAAGACCATCGATGATGTTCCCGAGCTCTGGCGCGATGCCGTGATCGCCGCCCTGGAAGAGCAGTAAGGAGCGGCCCCCATGAGTTACTTGCGTGTGATCGAGCGCCTCGAAAATATGCTTCACGAAGCATTAGAGATCATCGACGAACAATCAACACTACTCGCCCAGCACGGAATAGAGACCGACGGCGGCAGACTTGAAGCCGCTGAACAGCAGTTCCGAGAAGACATGGAGCGGTGGTTGTAATAATCGACGGAAAGAGCGTCGGCGTAATGCCGGCGCTTTTTGTATGCCAAAAAGGAGGCAAGAACCATGGAAAAGAAGCCCATCGAAACCAACGAAGTGTATGAGAATCAGGATGTCGGCGACGAGGAGGCGCTGTGTGACGCTGTGTTCGTTCGCGACGGCAAGGGCCGAATGATCAGAATGGAGGTGGATGACGATGCTTAAAACCATCCAGCACAACGACAAAGATGTTCTTGTCGTTGTAGCAAAACTGCTGACCGGCTATGTGTCAGTCACCAAGAAAGTCGCCGATACGGCGGCTTTTATTTCTGAGCACGAAACCTACGATGCCGGGTTTGTCGCCCATGTCTGCGCATGGCAGAGCAACCACAGCCTCACCTCTGATGGCGTCATAGGCAAGGCTACTTGGACGGCTCTTGCCAAGGAAGCGCCCACCTGCTCCACGTCCAAGTTGAAGACCAGCGCCATAACGCTGGCCTGTCAGCTGCTGTTGGGCGGCAACCTGACGGCTGACGCCATCTTCGGCACGAGGACGAAACAGGCTGTCGCCGCGTTCCAGTCTTCTGCCGGCCTGAGCGCTGACGGCATCTGCGGCCCCAAGACATGGGGCGCCCTGATCGGCGTGAAGGACGAACCCACCGGGAAAATCATCAATCCCTATGTCCACTACTTACAGTGGGACAAGCGGTGGGGATCCAAGATGTACAGCAACCACGGCGACAAGAAACAGACCATCGGCAACAGCGGCTGCGGCCCGAGTGCTGTCGCGCAGGTTGTCGCCCAGTGGGTTGACTCGAACCTTACGCCGGTGGAGATGTGCCAGCTTGCCCTTGACAACGGTTACCGGACGAAGAACAGCGGCACAAACGGCGCGTTCTGCGAGTTCATAGCCGACAAATATCCCGAGATCGAAAAGTGCACCCGCACCAGGAGCGTCAAGACGATCAAGAACGCCCTGCAAAAGGGAGCGCTGGCCGTCACCTGCATGAACTCCAACTGCGATCACTTCTGGACGACGGGCGGTCACTATGTCACCGCCGTTGGATATGACGATAAGGGTTATATCTACGCGGCGGACCCGAACAAGTCTTCCTGTCCGCGTAAGCAGAAAGATGCAGACTTCGAGAAGTGCTTGAAGCAAGCCTGGATCCTCTGGCCTGCCAAGAAAGAGGAGGAAACCCACGACCCTTTTGAAC